ACAGATTTTCAAGCAATAGAAATTTTATTATTCCATGATGGTACAGATGTATACTTAACACAGTACGCATCTATATTTGAAAATGGAGCACAAGCAGCATTTGATGCAGACTTAGTATCAGGTAATATAAGATTAAGAGCAACGCCAGCAAGTACAGATAGTATGGCGTTCAAATTTATCAGGACAACAATAGAGGTATAAAATGGGACAAAAATTAGACTTTAATATCGAAGACGCAGGATTAAAAATTGATGGTAGTGATGTTATCGATGCTAGTAGGAACTTTGAAGGTGCAGTAGCTGCTAATAAAGTAGGCTCAGGTACTATCGCAAAAGCTAGACTACCCTTTACAATAACAACAACAGCACCAACAAATACCACAGGCACAAGTGATGGTCATGTATGGTTTGTTTATTCGAGTTAAAACATGGCAATATATGTTAATGATAGTGGCACATTACGTCAGATATCCTTTCTTGCAATCAATGATAGCGGAACAATACGAAGGGTCAATGAAGTATATGTAAACGATAACGGTAACTTAGCTGGGCCGTTCTCTGCCGTGCATGAAACATCAAGAAATACTGCAACGTCAAGCGTAACAAATACAACTGACATTGTCACAACATTTAACACTACCACTGCTTTTGATACAAACTACAATACAACAACAACTTTCAATACTAGTAGAACAACAGAGTTTAATACATCAAGAAGTACAGAAACTAATTTAGTAACTACATTCGCAACTACTACAGTGTTTGCAACTACAGTAAATACGACAACTGCATTCACAACTACTACAGCATTTAACACAACCACTACGTTTAATACAACAATTACTACTGTTACAGATTTTACAACTACAACGCAATTTAACACAACTACAACCTTTAATACAAATACAACTACAACTACTGATTTTACTACTACTACTGCGTTCAATACAACTACAACATTTAATACTACTATTGCAACAACAACAGTTTTCAGTACTGTTACAGCATTTAACACAACTACAGTTTATGCTACTACTCAAGGTACAGTCACGGCATTTAATACAACTACTACATTTGCTACTACTACAACGTTTGATACCAACACTACTACTACTACTGAGTTTAATACTACTACAACTTTTACTACAACTACAACGTTTAATACAAGTAAGAGTACAACCACAGCTTTTAATACAACTACTACCTTTGAAACTACAACAGTATTTGAAACTAGTCTAAGTACAACTACTGCATATAATACCACGACAACTTTTACTACAACTACAACGTTTAATACAACACTTACGACTACAACTGATTTTACTACTATTACAACGTTTAACACTACAAAAAGTACTACGACTGCATACGAAACAACAACTACATTTACAACGTTCTTTGATACCGTTATATTAACAAATAGGTTAACAGAATTTACAAATAGTACTTCATTTGCTACTAGCAGAACTACAACGTTTGATACAACAACAGCATACACAGATAATACATCTCAGTCAACAAGCAGAACTACAACGTTTGATACAACAACAGCATACGCAGACAACACCAGTTTTGCTACAAGTAGAACAACGACATTTGCTACAACAACAGCATATCAAGATAATACTAGTTTTGCTACTAGCAGAACTACAACGTTTGATACAACAACAACATACACAGATAATACTTCATTTGCTACTACTAGAAACACTAACCATGCTACGGTTACTGCTTTTGTAGCAAGTACAACTTACAATACAACTCAATCTACCGCTACATCAAGAAACACAGGACTAGCTGCAGTAAATACTTCTTATACTACAACTCAATCTACAAATACTTCTAGAAATACAGCACTAGCTGCAGTAAATACTTCTTATACTACAACTCAATCTACAAATACAAGTAGAAGTACTGGGTTTACAAATAGTACTACAAGAAATACATCATTTGCTACGAATACATCAAGAAGTACAGGCTTTACAAATAGTACTTCGTACAATACTGCTTTTGCTACAAACACAAGTAGAAATACAGGACTAGCAGCGGTAAATACAAATACTGCTAGAAGCACAGGATTTACAAATAATACAACCAGATTAACAGAGTATGCAGTAAATACTAACACAGCCAGAAATACGAACACAGCGAGAGTAACAGCATACACAGACAATACAGGATTTACAAATAATACAAGTAGATTAACAGAGTTTGGTGTAAATACTACAAGAAACACTGCTACATCAAGAGGTACAAACACAAGTAGAAATACAGGATTTACAAATAATACAAGTAGATTAACAGAGTTTGCAGCAAATACTAACACAGCTAGAAATACAAATACTGCAAGATTAACAGAGTATTCAGATAATACCGCTACATCAAGAAACACAAATACAGCAAGAAACACAGCATATAACACTTCTAGAAATACAGCACTAGCTGCAGTAAATACTACCTACGTAACTGGAGGGCCAGCGTCACAGTCAACAACTACAGCATTTACTTATAACTACTTTAATTATACTTTCTTCAGTAGCGGCCAGGAGGTCGCTTTTTACGTCAACACTATAACAGCATACGAGTATTCAAATAATACTACAAGAAGCACAAATACAAGTAGAGGTACTTCATATGGAACAACTAGAAGTACAGGATTTACTAACTCTACATCATTTACAAATGCTACAAATACAAGTAGAAATACAGGGTTTACAAATTCTACATCATTTACAAACTCTACAAACACAAGTAGAAATACATCATTTGCTACGAATACTGCAAGGTTAACGGAGTATTCAGATAATACAGGATTTACTAACTCTACATCTTTTGGTACAAACACAAGTAGAAATACATCATTTGCTACAAATACCGCAAGAGGTACAAACACAAGTAGAAGTACAGGATTTACTAACTCTACAGGGTTTACAAATTCTACAAACACAAGTAGAAATACATCATTTGCTACAAATACCGCTAGAAATACAGGATTTACAAATTCTACAAATACAAGTAGACTAACAGCATATGTAGACAATACTTCTCAAGCTACTACTAGAAACACAAATACAGCAAGAACAACGGAGTATACAGATAATACTACAAGAAGTACTACATATAACACAAATACAGCAAGAATAACAACATATGTAGACAACACTTCATTTGCTACTACAAGAAGCACAAATACAAGTAGACTAACAGCATATGTAGACAACACATCATTTGCTACTACAAGAAGCACAAATACAAGTAGAGTAACAGCATTTACAAATAACACTTCATTTGCTACTACAAGGAATACAAATACTTCTGTAAGTACAACAACAAGTATTTCAACTAGTTATAATACAATTAGAAGTACGAATACAAGTAGAACAAGTAGTACATCACAATCAACAAGTTATAATACAGTTAGATTATCAAATACTGCAAGAAGCACTAATACTTCTCAAGCAACGAGTTATAATACTATTCGATCAACAAACACTAGTAGAACAAGTAGTACATCACAATCAACTACGTATAATACTAGCTTCTCAACAAATACAAGTAGAACAAGTAGTACATCACAATCAACAAGTTATACTACTACTCAAACTACTAATACAAGTAGAACTACAGAATTTACAACAGCGTATCAGACTTCAAGATTATCTTCTAGGGCTACCGGCACGAGTAGAACAACAACTACAGTATTTAATACAACATTAGCAACTATTACAGACAGAGGTACAACTACAACATTTAATACTACTAGACTATCTGATACAACGAGAGCAACAGGAACAAGTAGAGCAACAGACACAACATTTAATACTTCCAAACTATCTGATACAACAAGAGCTACAGAAACTAGTAAAAATACAACTACAATATTCAATACAAGTAAAGCAACTGATACAACACTAGCGACTCTTACAAGTAGAGCAACAACAACAACCTATGCTACTAGTCAAGGAACTCTTACAACTAGAAGTACTGGAACAAGTAAAAGTACTACAACTACTTTTGACACTAGTACTGCAACAGGAACAAGTAAAAGTACACTTACTTCAAAAGATACAATCTCTACATTTAACACTAGTAGATTATCAGAAACAACTAGAGGTACAGTTACAGTCAGAGATACAGTTTCTACTTTTGCGACTTCTAGAGCATCTCTCACAAGTAGAGGAACGGTTACTTCACAAAATACAGTATCTACGTTTAATACAACATTAGCGACTCTTACAAGTAGAGCCACTGGATCAAGCAGAAGTACTACTTCTACCTTTGATACATCAAGAACTACAGATACATCAAGAACAACAGTATTTGCTACAAGCACAGTATTTAATACGACTAGAACTACTGTATTTGCAACAGGTCTAACAACAACAACAACTATACAAACAAGTAGATTATCAGATACAACTAGGACGACAACTCCTACAACTACAACAACCTTTGATACGTCTACGCAAGTGTTTGAAAGAATTACCGCATCAGCAGCTGGAACAATATTTGATACAGAAGTATCCAGTGCAGAAGCATTTAATGCGTCCTTCTGGGATGGTAGCCAGTGGTCGGAAAACTAATAATTACCTAAGGAATAACAATGAAATTACATGACGACGATATTGATGTAAAATATCTAAATGGAAAGATAGAAAGTCTATCCTCGGCTCTCTTTGATTCAATACACGAATTTGAAGAAAGACTAAAACAACAAGAAAAGAAAATTATAGAACTTAATCAACAGCTAAAAAATGAAAGTACAAAAAAGCAAAAAAGCAAATAGATTAGTACCTTTATCTACTGTAGAAGAACTAGGCAATCAAAATACCCACATATTTAAGTCTGGGTCTTCATTAAGACCTAAAGAAGATTTAGACGAATTGGCAAAAATGAAAAGAGACTTAATACCTGATGCATGGGGCGGTTGTGAGTTTGAATATGATTTATGGTTTAATACTAACGAATTATATACTATTAGAAAATGGTTATACACAGATTTTTTAGGTGCAGGAATATATTTGAGAGTACCATCTATCAAAATAAATGATAGACTAATGAACAGAATCGCAAAATCAGACATAGAAATAGACGAAGTGCGAGTAAATAGAATAATAAAAAATCTTAGAAATAAGTATCATTTAAAAGTTCCAGAAGAAACATATGATAAAGTAATATTTCCACCCGGCTCAAACTTACTTTGCAAAAAAGATTGTGTTCACCAAGGAAGAATAAAAAACTTAGTAGATAAAGGGTACGTAATAAAACCACACCCAATTACTGCACCTATATTTATTGCTAAACTAAAAAGAAAATTCGGAAAAGAAAATGTTTTAGATAAAAAAAGTGGAGGCATGGAGTTACTTATGAACTGTTCTCATGTGGGGACAATGCCAAATAGTGAGATGGGGCTTATTGCACTGTTACTTAAAAAACATTTAAGCATGATAAGTTACACAAAAAAAGAAAGAGAAAAAAGTTTATTAACATATGAAAGTATTTATGAAGCATGTTCAAACAAAGATGGACACTTAGCAATTAAAAAGATACTTTCTGCAAAAAACTCGGGGATAATATTTTCCTTCGACACAGATGCAAAACAAAGACTAGAGTTATATTTAAATAATTTTTGGGAGTATAAAAAGACAAATGATTGAGATAGTACATACATGGAATCCAAAGTGGAGTTATTTCACTATTGCATCCCTTATAGACAAAGAAGACGAGGAATTTCGTTTACATCTATACGTGGACGAAAAACACTTTGATGACTTACCTGTAAATTGGATATTTGATAATATTACTAATGTAAAAATATATGAAAGCTATTGGCAAAAAGACTTTGCAGCAAGAGCTATTCAACATTTAAGACTACACTGGAAAGATAGAGGATTACATAAAAGAATATTATATGCAAGTGGAAATAGAATATTTTTAAAACATGGTTGGAATAATGAAATACCTGATGAAAGTTTTTTCGTAAAAAAACTATCTCATNTATCTAGGAAGAAAACCTTTGTAGGACATAAACAGTTTTCTGCTTATTATGGCATGCTAGATTTTGCAAAAGCAGATATGCCTGCAAATTGGGATACAAACTTTTTCTTAATAAATTATGATAAGTTAAAAACTCTACACGATAATGAATTATTTTATGAAAGAGGATTTTATAATGACTACGATAGCAGAGTTTTAGCTTCTACTAACAAATACTTTTTTACAAAATTACACGAAGCAGAACACGGAGTGTTACCTAGATACATGTCAGGTAAAAGTGACTTATTGATAGAATGGGATGCTTTACCTTCAAAAGAATTTTTAAACTATAATGTCATGCTAAGAAAATGTTTTACATTAGCCTTACCGACAACATCTTTAGAATCTAACTATACAGATTTAACTGCGGGCAAACAATTATCTTTCCCTTGGGAGTTATATGCTAATTTAATTGATAGGATTCCTGTAAATCTTAGAGATTCAAGGCTATGTGAAAATTTAATGATAAAAACTACGAGACAAAAGTCAACTGCGAGTCAATTGATTAAAGTAGGTTATAGACTAGGTAAACTTTAACATTTCCTCATTTAAATCAGATAATATTTTCCAATTTAACCTACCTTCTTTCTCCCATCGTTGTACTATTTCTTTTTCTTTTTTTGAATTGTGTGGATTTTTTTCTGTGCCTGAAATGGGCATATGCCAACTTGACGGATAATCTTTTCCTGTTTTAATTGGCAATTTTTTAGAAAAGAAATCGAAACCAATTAAAGTTATGCTTTTACACTTACATTTTTTTAAGAAATATAAAATACCAAGAAATCCTGCACTTGGACGACCTCCCCCAATAGTATTATTTTTTGCTCCAATCTTATTGAAAATTTTGTGAAGTTCTTCATCTGACCACATATCATGTTTATGTCCAAACGGTGGTGGCCCTTTATGGTGGGGGTATTTGTCCAAGTGTATACGGCAGCGATTAAATAATGGATAAGCATGTTTAGCTTCTCCCCAATGCACCATTCTTAACCACCCTGTAATCCATATATCCATACGCTTACCAACATGTTGAACCATTTGGTCTTCTGGTATTCCTTTACCAAATCTTACAACTGTGTCAAAACTATCTATATAATCTCCAAAGTCATACTGTAGAATTTCTACTGAATTTCCCACAAGTATTAAGTTTTTGTTTTCTGTTAACTTTTGTAAAGTTTCATCCATTTTGCTGTGTACTCCGAGCTATCGTTTATATTTAACCAAGGACCGCCATCTGTAAAATGTAGTGCTTTTGGTCGTTTGAATTTGTAATAATTTATCATGGCATTGAACTGCGCGGGAAGTTCCCCTATGCTGTCCGCCCACCGCAACTCATGCAATGCACCCGCTGGGGCTTGGTTTACATAATCATAAGTAAGTTCCGTACACTTAGGATTATTGAAAAGCATAAGACTTGACCAGTATTTTCTAGGATAGCTTTGATTTTTCTTGCCTTTCATTTTTCTGGTTTGAACGAGAAAATTAGGATGTTTTACTACATGAACTGCATGTTCATCGGAAAAATAATCCATAACTTCTTCAGGGTCACAGAGCCATAAGAAATCTCCATCACAGAATAAAGCTTCCCCTTTGTAGTCACAGAGCTGTGGTACTAGAAAACGAGTAAAAGCAAATTCCGTACTCTCGCCTTGATGTGGACGAGTATATTCTGATATTTCCGATTTTTTGAGTGGTATGATTTCATGATTGGAATTGTAACGAAGTATACTTTTTTTGCACACCTCAAACATTTCTGGGTATGTAGACTCATAACCTATAAAAATTTTCATTCAACTATCCTTTTGTGAAAGTAATGCTCTTGACCGTATTCATTTGGCTGTGTTACAGGTATATTCATATGGAAAGGGTACTTTGTTGCCATATACTTTACACCCATACTTCTAGCCAATTTACGCCAGTCTTGAGAAGCACCATGTTTTAATATATCTATCTTTGTTTTTAGTTCTTGTATACGTTTATCATACTGTGCAGTAACTTCATCCTCTACTATAGTTTCAGTTATATGATAGTCATTAATTGTTTCAGGTAAAGAGGGAAACAAATCAGGTAAGTTTGGATTTCTTTTTACTTTTCCTTCTTCAATATCTTTCTGTAGATTAATCATATATAAACGCATCCATTTTAAATTAGTCATGTTCATTGAGTGTTCCATTACAAGACCACCATAAATCATATTATAAACATAACTACAGGGAATTTCTTGTAATCTTTTTACTACTAAGTCTCCATTAAAATGTGCAGTTTTTAGTTGTAGATAGTATCTTGTATCTTCTCCTATCTTCATCTCTTCATCAAATCTGTACTTAGCTGTTTTCTTTGAATACCATACTGGTCTACAGTGATTATCTACTAGTTCCCTTTCTTTTTCTGCTGACCAATATGTTTCATTGTATGTTCGTGCCAAATCATGAATGTCACTTGTGTACTGTGTAAATATTTTTACAGCTCCACTGACTCCACCCATGGCATCTATGTCTTTTCTATACTCAGGCATATTCATATACATATTATGTACTTGGACATAAATCATTTTACTGTCTTTAGATTGATTAGATGGTCTATTATCATTGTTCATAATTCCATGAAACTTTCGTTGACCATATTTATCTACAGTTTGTGCCCACTGATGATAGATAATTACACTATCAGGCGGGTTATTATTTGCAAGATTCTTATACAGATAAACCCCATAGGGGGTTAGTATATCATCGCCATCTATCTGCACCATGTAATCATCGTCAGATTTTTCAAATATCTTTAGTAATTCATTTTTACCTTTCCCTGGACTCCCATTCGATTTGGTTATATGACATTCGATACCTTTTAAATTACACCAATCTTGTACTAGCTTTTCATATTTTTTATTGTTTAGAGTATTTATAACAACAACTGCATCTTTATACGGTATGTTAGACCATCTAGGTTCAAAATGGAGTTTTAAGTTTTTATAATTACTATCATCGATAGCATCCTTAGAACCCCACTTTAAAAACCTGTTTGATGCAGTTGTTAATATGTAAAATCTAACTTTCTTCTTCACCAACTTCGCCACTATTTAATTGATTACCTAAATCATTAATATAAGCCTGTCTTGCTGTTTGACATATAGCTATAAGATGTTTACTTCTTTCAATCTCTTTATCTGCCTCATTTATAGACATGACTATAGCTTGTTGTTCTTTAGATAAGTCTTCAATTAAATGCTCTACGCTATCGATTGTGATTGATTCTTTGCTCATTTAAATATATCCTGCCAGTTTCCTTGTGTACTTGCCTTAGCATACTCGGTAGCACGGTTTTCAAAAAAGTTGGTATGCTCAACTGCATTTACTTGCATATCAATCCAAGGCAGTGGATTAGTGGTGCTATGGAATATGTTTTTCATTCCTAGACCTAATAATCTTCTATCTGCAATATATCTGATATATTCTTTTACTTCTTTCGCTGTTAAATCAGGAATGTCTGCTTTATCAAAACAAACATCTATAAATTTATCTTCTAGTTCAACAACGCGTTCAGCTGCGCAATATATCTCGTATTTCAGTTTATCTGTCCATATTTCTGGATTTTCTGCAATAAAAGCCCTAAAGAGTTTTGATAATCCTTCAACGTGAAGTGACTCATCTCTTATAGACCATGTTACTATCTGCCCCATACCTTTCATAAGGTTATGTCTAGGATAGTTTAGAAGTATAGCAAAACTACTAAATAGTTGTACTCCTTCTGTAAACCCACTGTAGACTGCCATTGTTTTTGCAATCTCGTGGGCGTTTGACATATTAAAATCAGTTAAATACTCATGCTTTTCTGCCATAGCTTGTATTTCAAAAAACTCTGTATATTGGTCATCTGATTTTCCTAATGTCTCCAGTAATAAAGAATACGCTTCTTGGTGTACTGCTTCCATAGCAGCATAACTTACTAGCATCATTCTTATTTCTGGTACTTTAAATGTTGGAAGATAATGCTTTGCATATCCACAACATACATCTACATCGGCTTGTGTAAAAAACTTAAATATGTTATCTATAAGTTTTCTTTCG